AACTATTCCATTTGGTATTTATTTTATTTTGTATAAATGTATTATCATAAAATGACAATATATTAGAATATAATATATTATCATTTAATAATATATAATCCCATATTATATCAAAAGTCTTATGATTGTCTTCGGCACCAATGATTTCAGTAATTTTATTGTAAATATTATTTTTATTAACAATAGTTAATTTATTTAATAATCCTAATAGTTTTCTTTTTAATACAGAACTTTGCTCAAAGTCCGGTATAATAACGTGAACTTTATTTCGTTGTTGTAAATGTTTTTCTTTTTTAACAAAATTTTTTTTAACCCATATCATTTTAGGGTCATATAATGAATTAAAACAATTATAATTTTTTTCTAATTCATCAACCTTATTCTTAATATTTACAGGAATACTTTCAACATTTTTATACTTATCTAAAAAATATGAAAGTTCAATTTTAATAATATTATCATTCATTATAATTATTAATTATATAAATAATCTTATATAATTAAATTTACATAAGGCGATAATATATATATTAAAATACGAATGACGATATCAATAAGAGAATTGAGTAAAATAAATGAATTCGTTAGCGATATTGAAGAATTATATCAAACTGAATTAATTTACAGAATGATAATAGTTTACAATAAAAATTTAAATACATATATAGAATTTTTAAGAGATAACAATAATAGCGTATATGTTGTGAAAGATGAAGACGATGAAGTATGTGATTATTCCAAATTAGATTATAGGATTTTAATGGTTAAGGATACAAAATATAATAGTTTTATTAAAAATAATGTTAATTCATATTTTTATAATTATATATTATTTACTCCCTGTTGTAATAAAAATAATGTAGTAAATATTTAGGATGATAAAAAAATTTACTAAGACTAAGGTTAAAAGCAATAATTTGGTGATATATTTATTGTTTGCGATATTTATATTAATATTAATAGTATTATTTATAAATAATAAGAAATTATGTGAAAATTTTATTAACGATACCATTATGCCAAGTGAAAATACCAATAATAAAAAAAAGGTTATATATTACTATATGGAAGGTTGTGGATATTGTGATCAATTCAGTGGTTCGGGTGTATGGGAAAAATTAGATAATGATATAGGTAGCGTAAGTAATGTTGAATTTAAAAAAATAAATATTGCCGATAAAAAAGACGATATAAACAGGTATAATATAGCTGGTTTTCCATGTATAATAGCTACTGATAACAATGACAATAAGATATCGGAATATCAAGGTGATAGAAGCTATGAAAGTTTAAAAAAATATATATTTAGTTTTACTATGAGCTAAATATTAGATATATGTAATATAATAATATAAGATAATAATAAAGTATTGATATTATAAGATAATAATGGGGGGAGGTTTAATGCAATTGGTATTGAACGGACAAATGGACGAATATATAACTATTAATCCATGTATTAATTATTATAAATATGTTTATAGAAAACATACTAATTTTTCTATAGAAAAGAGGGTTAATGCCCCTATAAATAATGCGAATGGGGGATTTTATAAAAGTGTTAAAATGACATATAAAATTGAGAGGCACGGAGATTTATTGTCAAATATGTATTTATCATTTAGAATCCCTGATATATATTCTAATAATGAATTAAAATTTAGATGGGTGGAAAATTTAGGATTTAATTATATAAAAAGGGTAGAGTTGTTAATAGATGGTAAAACTATTGAAACATTATATAGTGATTGGTTGAATATATGGAATGAATTAACGAATAAAGATGGTGTAGAATATAATAAATTAATAGGGAATGTAAATGAATATATAGCACCATTTAGTTTTCAAGCGAAATATACATTAATAAATAATAAATTGTATAATATCAATTATCCGATAAGTAGTATTACGAGCAAAAATCCGAGTATAAAAGAGAGAGAGATACAAATACCATTGAATTTTTGGTTTACGCGAAACCCGTCATTAGCATTGCCATTATTAAAATTGGCAAATAACGAGATTACTCTTGATGTATACACGAATGATAGAGGTGTTGAAGGGTTATATAAAATATGGAGTAATAAGTTAAACTCATATGTAAGTAGTAGTTTTTATAACACATTACATAATGCGAATATTTCAATAGACACTTTTACTAAAACGAAAAACCACGATGTTAAGAATGAACTTCATTTAACATATGTTTTTTTGGATACTATTGAACGTAGCAAAATGTTGTTAGAAACAAATAGTTATGATTATGTTATAGATACTGTTAAATTTACTGAAAAAAATATTGATACTATCGCGGATGCGACGACAACATGTGATATTAATAATGCCAATAATCATATTAAGGAGATAGTATGGTTTATGCGTAGAAATGATATGGTTAGTAAATATAATAATTATTTAAACTATACTGCTTCGCCTTATTATTTAGAGAATATGGGCATATTATCAAGTGCTATTATAAATTGGACGAATACAGTTCGCGCAGAACATACTGCCGAATATTATAATAATATTCAACCATATTATCACCATACGAATGTACCTAGAACGGGAATATATTCATATTCATTTGCGTTGTTTCCAGAAAAGGTAAATACATCGGGATCATATAATAATTCACAAATAAAAACATCTATATTATTAAAACTGAATGATTATACTAATGATGATATATTTAATTTATATCAAAATGTAACTAAAAATATATTAGGAAATAATTATTTTTACGATGTTAAATATGAGGCAAACATTTATGTAAGAGAAATAAATATTTTAACAATAATAAATGGTAGTGCCCAGTTAAAATTTGTATAATTTTTTTATTCATTTAAAATAAGTATATCATATAATAAATGGATTTATTTGTATTAATAATTATAGTTATAGCAGGTTTCATAATTAAATATTTAATTGATGTTATAGTAAATATGGGGAAAGAGATAAAAGAAATAAAAGATAAATGTATAAGTCCTGGTAAGGCGAAATCTTTTGACAATGATACAGATATGCCTGTTAAAAAATTAAGTAAGGATATTATTAATAATATCGCATACTTTAAGGATTATTTTTAAGAAATATATATAAATATATAACTTCTTATATACTTAACATAATAACAAAATAATATAAAATGGCAAGAAAAGCAAAAAACAGCGAAGATAAATCATTAGAATTGAAAAAAAAAAAGACTTTGATGAACACTATTGTTAAAGATATTACAAAGGTAGATAATGAAGATATAATTTTACAATTGCCTATCGCGGATATAAATAATGAAATAATTATTTGCGATAATGTTGAATTACCCAAACCTTATGAACCCGATTGTTACTATTTGAATGATTCAAATTTATATAATAATATTCAGGATAATAATTTAGAAAATATAGATGAAAACAACGAGTATATGCTTGAATATGGATATAATAAGAATATTTTTAAATGTAATAATAATTGCTATTGGTGTTGCCACCCCATAGAAGATAGAACATATGGGATGCCTTATAAATACAATGTTAAAAGTGATACGTATGTGTTATTTGGTAATTTTTGCTCTTTGGAATGTGCGAATGCTTATAATTTTTCTTCTCATTGTGGGAGTGATAAAGTATGGGAAATTAATAGCTTAATCCAAATGCTTAGTAAGCATTACGGATTTACAAAGCCAATAAGACCAGCCCCTTCAAGATTTTTATTAAATTTATTTAATGGTCCATTATCTATTGAAGAATTTCGCAAAAGTCATTTATCAAACGACAAAACGCATATTATAAATTTGCCACCAATGATAACTACAAATTATAATTACGAGGTTGTTAATACATCTTATATTAAAAATATAACGGATAATATAAATAATCAAGGGCAAAATGGAAAAAATGAATTAAACAATATCAATAAACATTTGGGAATCAAAATGTAAATAATGAAAATTTAATGTAGCGGAAAAATAAAAAATGATATAAGGGCTATAATTCTTATATATATTGCTATAATGTCCGAAATATATTTTTCAAAATATAGAATCTCAACTATTACATGTAACGCGAATATAGGAATAAATATTAATTTAGATTTAAATATATTATTCAATAATATTAAAATTAAAGAGGAATGTTTTGACGATAAAGAAGGTATTGTATGGATTCAATTTATGAAAGATGGAGAGGATATATCGCGTGGAACTTACCCTAAAAAAAGGAGAAAGAGTAAAAAAGATAAGGTAAAAAAAAACAGATTTGACAATCAAGTTACTATTATTTATATGTTTAATAATATTTACATTCCAAATGTCAAGATATTTAAGAATGGCAATATACAGCTTACGGGTATAAAAGATGTAACACATACTGAAATAATTGTAAATAATATTATAGAAAATATCAAGCATATCTATAAAAACGTATCATCTGATATAATAAATCCATTAAATAACATTGATGAATTAAAATATCAAAACTTTAAGATAAGGATGATTAATACTGATTTCAAGGTTTATACAGATCCCGAATTGACTAAAGGTTTTGATTTGAAAAGAAAGGAAATACATAAAATATTTATTAGCGATGAGTATAATAATAAATGTTCTTTTCAACCCGGTATTTATCAAGGTGTAAAATTAGAATACTTTTGGAATAAGCAAAGTAAAAAAAAGAATGGAATATGTTGTTGTCCCAATACTTGCTATGGAAAGGGAAGTGGTAATGCTATAGGTGATTGTAAAAAGGTCACTGGTGCTTTATTTGAAAGTGGTAGTATATTAATTACTGGCGGTATTAATTTTGAACAAGTTGATGAGACATATAAATATATATGCGATTTCTTAAAAAAACATAAGGAGAATATTAAAAAACCTCAACCTAAAATTTTATTAACATAGCAACTGAAATTATAGTTATCTTCAGTTTTATTATATTTTTGATATAATTGTGTATCTATTGTATTATTTCCGGGTCTATTATATGATGGTATATGATGACTTGCGTAAAATTGAGAACTATATGCTACTGCATCGGGTATTATAGAAGGTGCTTTATAACTATTACCCCAAGGTTTTTTGTCAAATAAAACGTCACCTGTATATAATCCGGCATTTTTAGGAGGAGGAGGGACTGGAACATTAGGTTTATAATCTAAATCTGTGTATTCTATATTATTTTTCATTATAATCTCTATTATTATATAGATATTAATTGGTAATATAAAAAACAGATATTTACATATTATTTATTTTTTAGGCTTATTGCCTAATGTTTTTAAGCAAGTCTCCCAATGTGATTATTTTTTCATATCCTTTATACGAAATGTTTGGATTTTTTCTATCATAATATCTATTTTCTATCATTCCTATTTTAGACCACCAAGATTTTCCATTTGAATTTTCACTAGCATCCGAATCAATAGCTAATATATCATAATCATTTAAAATGCGCTGTGTGTTGCTGTCAAATAAAATATATTTATCTCCTTTTTTACAATTTAGCAAATATATAGCAAAATTATTCAACAATACTTTAGATAACCCACGCCCTTGATATTCTTCGCATATGTCAACTTCCAACTGATATTGGTCATAAAAGTTCAAACTAAAATAGCCGATCAATTCTTCGCGACTATTATATAGTTCCGATGTCAGTTTAAAGCGTCCATCGTAATAAACTTTGGCAGTATAATTTTCCATTTCTTATAGTTCATTATAAATATATTAGTAATCAATTTTGCCAAAAAAGAGTACATAATTATAATTTATTTTTATTTTTTCATTTTTTAAACTTTTAAAAGTTTTTTAACAATTATGTACTCTTTTAGATATATATTTATATAAAGATAATAATGTTTCAAATAAATAAATGAGTAGTAATAAAAAAAAACAAAAGACAAAAGACGAGCCATCTTTTATTAAAGATGGTATGGAAACAAAAGAAATACGAGATATAGTACAGGAAATCGTTTTGAATATCGAGGAGAATAAAAATAAAATGAAACACGAAGAAATAATTAGCAATTTAAAGAATACTATTAATAATATTGAATTTTTTGAAAAGAGGTATCCCATGCTGTATAAAATGGTAGTTCAAGAGGAAGGCTTTGATTATCAGAGTTTAGAATATTTTTTAAAAATGCGTGAAAATATAGTACAGAATAAAATGACAAGCGAAGATGCTTCTATAAAAGTAGGACAGGAATGGTTCGATAAGTTTTATAAAAAGTAAATTGATATAAGATTTAAAACCATATTAATATATATAATTATGAATTCGGAACCACAGATTATTAATTTCCCCAAAAATATTTCTGATATCATCAATGAAACATATAACATATATAATAGCATTGATGATGATAATAAAACTTACTCAAATTGTCTAATTATTGTATTAAAAAAATATCATCTGTGGCCGAATATCAAAGTTAAAAAGTTTAAAAATCGCAGCGATATTGTATTACTACATAATAATTATAAGATGGGTTGTATTTATGAATATAAGGAATTATATGAGCAATGTCGTAGTATTGTATTAGATTTCACACAATCTTTTAATAATAATGTGGTAGTTACGTTTGCGAATTCTATTCCGGAAAGAACAGATATTGCTAATTATATGTCTAAATTGTATAATAATACAGATAAATGTTATGAAGCATATGATGGTACTATGATTACGATTTATAATCATGATGATAATTGGTATTTCGGAACATCAAGTTGTCCGGATGCGAATAGTTCGAAATTTTCACATCCTACAAAAACACACGGGAATATGTTTGATGAAATTTTATATAAATATTTTGGAAAACTTTTAAATCAAGATGAGCTATCTCTATCACATAGCGAGGTATCTAAACTCCTAAGAAATAAGTTCACATCTTATTTAGACAAAAGCAAATCTTATGAGTTTATTATAATTCATCATGAAAATGTTCATATTATTGATTATACTAATGTATTGGGTGAAAAATATATGGAGATCGTCCATGTTAATACTAAAAATAGGCATTCAATGACAGAGGAAGATATCAGCAATGTAAAAATCAATGATTTTGTTGAATTAGGTGTTACTTATCCATTAGAATTTAGTGATATTAGTTCGGCATTAAATCATATTAATACAAACTCCTATAGTTATGGTCTTATTATTAAAAAATTAATTGATAATAATATTAAACTATATAAAGTATCAACAGATATTATTAATCATCGTGAAGAGACTGACCCGTGTCATCCCAATACATGGATTAATATTTTAAGCGTATATATGAAGAATAAACATAATTATACTATTAAAGACTATATTAATAACTATGTTCCACATTTAGTATTGCCAGTTGATAATAATGGTAGACAAATAGATCCTACATATTTAATCCATACTATTATTTCTACTATTAAAGACAGCTTATATAGCTATTATGTATCAACGACTACATATTATCCAAAATATGGTAGATATAAAATGAACAAAGATTTGGATAAACAATTCCCACCTATTATTCAATATCATTTGGCACAATTAAGAAATTTACAAGTAGTAACTTATAAAGAAAGGATGATTACATCTTCAAATGTATATTATTATCTATGTCAATGTAACGATGTTAAAAATATTAAAACATTGATTCAATTCTTTGCTTCTAACCCAGTTAATGAGATGCATCCACGAACATCTATGTGTTTTGCTATAATGAATAGCCTAATATCATAAAAAAATATATATGTTTAATAGAATATAAACACATATATGGATTATTTTTCAAATCAAGGATGGGTATATATAGTAATAAGTCTAATAGCCACAATAGTTGCGTTAACAGTTAATATTTATTTAATGGGTCCGGGATTATACCTATTTGGATATGTATTTTATATTTTAATAATTTTATTGACTGCTTATAATATTACTTGTTTAACAAAGGGTGAATGTTATATTTGGAGTTGGATAGTAGCAATATTATCAACATTACCAATGATATTGATAATAATAGTAGCAACCATTGCTGCGGTAAATAAAAAGTAATTTTATTTTTTTAAGTTATATAAATAGATATAATGAATCAAGTTAAAAATAGAGAAAATAGACTGGAACTTTTTTTAAAAAATATTAAGAGTGATATAGATATTATAAATAAAAATTATATATCTATAGAACAAAATAGAGGCAATAAACCCTTAGATTTTGATTATAATGTTAAATTATTAAAAAAATATATTAACGATACTATAAAAAATGAAAAGAAAATGCTTAGTAATATTAAAAAACAGCATTTATATTTAAAAAACAATAAATTAAATAAATTAAAAG